ATAAAAAATAAATATTAAATATGAAATATTAATAAAGAAATACTAAATAGAAATAACAAAATAACAAAATAATAAATAGGAATAAATAAATACGAAATAGTAATAAATAGTAAGTTTACATATTATTTATTCTTATCTTTACCATTAGATTATCCTATCCTTACCATTAGAATATCTTATAAGTTATCTTTTCTAGAAAAGAAACTTGCCTATTCACGAAGCTTTCTTTGCGCGAAAACTAAGCTTAAAGGTGTATTTGCACGCTCAAAAGTATTTTAAAAAATGTGTTGCAATGCCACCGGAAATCCTTTGACTCTCTTTTGTTGGAAGTGATTCCAACACGTTCTTTGCACGTTTTCCGCTTTGTTTGTTTGTGCGTTGAAAAACAAGCCGCTACCTTTCGCGTTGAAAGGTTTTCCTTAGATGTTTACTATTATGAAAGAGATTATTAATGCCTTGTCTAATGCGATGAAAGCAGTGAAAAACATTCCCGCCGCACCGATATTCGATGCAAACGGAGTCATCGCAGAGTTTAATAAGATGAAATTGCCGGAAAAGTTTATCAATTCCGCCGTTGCAGAATTAAAAGTAAAGCATGAAGAGATTCATGGTGATAGTGAGGAAAAGTTTTCCCGCATTATCATTGCAGAGATTGCAAATGCTTTGGGCGGGTTAGAAACATTCGCTGCGCTTGCACGAAAGATGAACACCGAACAAGTAGAGTTAAAGATGGTAAAGTTTACTAAGGGCGAATTGAATGATAAAGATAATGCGAAAGCGCAAAGCTTTATCAAACAAGTGCAAGCCTTATATAAAGCAGGTAAACAAGTTAGCGAAATAGAGAAAGAGTTAAACTTTTATTCTTATCAGACGTTATATTCGTTTGTAAAGGAAAACGAAACTCTTTTCCCTAATCGTAAATGATATTAATAATAATATTAATACTCATCGGGTGTTTGATAGCTAGGCGAATATAAAAACGAGTCCCGCTCTATTAAATTAGGGCGGGATTTTTTATGTCTGTATATAAAAATATATAAATTATAAATGCAAATAGTAAAATAATAAATAGATAATACGAAAACTATATAGGCAAATAGTAAAATTATAAATGCAAATAGTAAATAAATAATATAAATAGTAAAATAATATATTAAAATAATAAATAAATAATATAAATAATAAATAAATAATATTAAAATAATATAAACAAATATTAAAATAATAAAGACAAATAGTAAAATACTAAATAGTAAAAGCGAAATAGTATAAACATAATATATATATAATATATATATTATATATATTATATAACTCCACCTATATAACTTTATCCAAGCCTATGCAGAACTTGGAACGAGCCAAGGACTGAGCCGAACTGGACACTAGGGGATCGAACTGGACACTAGGGGATTCACCCCAATTCTAGGCAGTTTTTTTTCTTCGTTTTTTTTCGAGAAAGTATTTGACGGAACGAAAAGAGGTCTTCATCTTCTTAATCGTAGGAGGTGAAAGCCTCTTGCGGTTCTTTCTCAGCGCAAGGCAAGCGGTCACAGGGTCGCTTGCGTAAGTTGTTTCAGAACCTTTCCGCTTTTCTCACTTGTGCGTTTAAAAGTGAGACGCCTCCCCTGCGCTTGGGGATAGTCTTAAATCATCATTAAAATGCTAACGAAATCAGTCAAGACAGACCTAGTAACGAAGATCCAAGCCTTACAAGAGGTATCCACGAAAGACTTTGCCGACTCTGAAGTTGGCAAGGCATTCGCAGGATTGCTTCCCGATATCAGGAAGACACTAGCCAAGGAGGAAGCGAACGCCCGCGAACAGTTCGAGAAGTCGAATGGCGCACCAGCCAAGGAACTTCAGTTCCGCTTCGCTGCGGTCGAACTCTTGTCGGAAGTCTTCAAGGGACAGGACGCAAAGGACTTTGCCGAAGGTTTCAACCTTCTCAAGTCACTCGTCCAAGCTCGTCTCGGCTTGGTTCACTACTCAGAAAAGGAGTTCTATGCCGCCTTATGCAAGTCGCTGCGCGGTGAGAGTGGTGGTGTATCCAAGGAGCTTGCGGCCAAGTTCCTTGCCTTCCTTGTAGCCTACAAGCCGGACGAGCGGAACTTCGCCGCTTTGGTGAAGGAGAACTCCTTCACGAACTCACTTGGCAACCTTCTCATCTGCGAGGGGAAGACTCAGAACCTCGCGGAAGGAGCGACGAAGGCGGAAGTCGAAGCCTCGACCTTGACTATTCGCCAAGCGGTCGAAGCCATAAGCAAAGGTCGAACACCATACAAGGTCATAGTAAAGAAGTAAGTAAGCCTTAATACAGGGGCGGGGTTTTATACAAGCCCCGCCTCTTTTACTACTGTGCTTCTTATACTATTATTACTACTGATAGGCGCGGTCATTGCTCGACGCTTATAATATATACAAGCCCACGCCTGACAAGCGTGGGTTTTTTTATATACACTTATATACAAACACGAACACGTTATATACAAAATGATACTCGCGCTATATACATTTGTATATAAAGACCCCATACCCAGTTTCTGGAATAGGGTGGACACCCTAGGCGGGCATTGGCGCGGGCGGGCCTTATTCTCAATTTCTAATCCAAAAAACCCTTTATTCAACTATCCCTAATCGTTAATCAATAAAAAGCCTTAATCAAACATAAGATTAATCCCTACTTAATAAAAAGCCTTACTCAATAAAACATATTATCCCTACTCAATATAAATATAAACCTGTTATTAACCACCAGCTACTACCGTACCCCTTTTTGAAAATCTGAGCATTAAAAGGCGCCTCTTAACATAATGTTTTCTAAAAAATACCCGGAGGCATTTTGAATCGAGCCTTTATTAAACAATCGCTGTTTTAAAAAAATCATACTTAAAAAGCATATAAGTGTAATTTAAAACTAAATGAGCATTAATAAATATACATATCATTCGATACTTTTATCATTCGCACTCTTAACTGGGGGATGTCAATCGTTCCTTGATAAAGCGGGTTATGTTAAAAGAGACGCTGTTCAAGAAGAAATAAATAAGATACAAGCAATTAATAAAATTGCGCTTGAGAAAAAAGAGGTAGAGATTAAGGGAAGCATTAACGATGTTATCCTCAATAAAGACAACCAATTACAGTCAGCCGCGAATAGTGTTTGGGCGGCGGATAATGCATTTAAGTTTTACCAAAGTCCCGCGAGATTAGATATTATAATTAATAATAGAATTAAGGAGGCACTCGCATCTTTAGGCTTAGGCCCGACTTTAGAAGCGGTTAATCAGGAAAATATCCGTTTAACTAGGGAGTTGGACGAAAAGCTTACCTCCTTAGAGGATTTAAAGAAAACGAATGAAGAAATTATCAAGAAAAATGCTGAACTTGTAGCCGCGACTAAAGAGAAAGAGGAGCTAGTCAAGAAGATTGAGGCGGAAAAAATAGAAATGCAACGCGCTGGTAATGAGAGATTATTTGATAAACAGCAAGAATTAAATACTTTAAATAATAAACTAATCGATCAGGAAAAAGCAAACGCGCAGGACAAAAAATACATTGAATCAAACAAGAGGTTAATAATTATAACCCTTGGCATTTGTTCTATTGTCGGATTATTCGTCGCGATATATTTACCCGTCTTTAGGAAAGAGTCTGGATATTTTGCCGCGATTACGGGCGGAATTGCTTTAGGAGTTCCGTTTATTCAGCCGCTTCATATTAATATAATTCTTTTATGCGGTCTTGCTTATGTCGCCTTCTTAATAATAAAGAAACATAACACCAGTCATAAAACAAATGAGAATTTAGTAAATGCTTTACAAGATGTTAAGGATGATAAACCCGAACTATATAATCAATTAAAGCCGATTCTTTCCGAATGGAATACTAAGTATAGCAAAAATGGCAAAAAAGTAGAAGACCCAACCGTAACAAAACATATCGAGCAAATTTTGAAAGATTACGAAAGAAAATAAAGTATTACATTCAATCAAATCTTAAATAATAGCAAAATTATCTTAGAATATGCGTCAATGATTTGGGTTTATTTTTTAATAAAGCGTCATAGGAAAGTGTAAAACTAAGTGTGCCGAAAAAGCCGACAGAAATAAATGGTTTGATTTTAAAATCCGAATTTGAAGATAAAGAAATTTATGATAAAATCAGGACTTTGCAGTTTCTGTTGCTTCATACATACCATTTAGGCAAGTCTTTAGAGATTTCTGAAATGAAAATAAATAAAGGTTACTATTATTCCATTAGGAATAGAAGTTGCGGACTTGTCGGCTTTATAGGACGCGATGCAGAAACAAGTTTGATAAGATTTCTGGTAAAAGATTTCGGTCGTATAAAATGGATGGAAAAAGAGGGCTTTGATTTAACCGAAGAGAACTTCAATGAAATCGGAATAATGGGCAATTGTAAAACAATTAACGATTTTGTTTTATTTATCGCCCAAAAATCTGGTTATGAGTTCTCTGGCTATGCTAAATCAAGCTAATCTTTTCCACATTGGGAATTCAAGTTCTTCTATGTATTGACTAATGGATTTTTCGCCTACTTTAGAACAATGCACGGTTAAAATTTGATAATCGTTTTTGGTTATCGCCACAATTGTTTGATCCCAGTTTAATTCTTGACAGACAAAAGAATAAAGTCCAACTAAACTTGGAGTTTCCAATGAAAATCCGTTATTTTGATAATACTTTACGGCATTTTCTGGATCTATTTGAGTTTCTTCCTCGTCTTTTTGATATAACTTAGTTAAACTGTAGATTGATTCAAGCGCAGCTTTGGATCTAGACAGAATAGATTCTTTACGTCCAAAATTTAAATCCATTTGGATTAGTTCCAGCAAATACTTTGCTTTGCCTACATAATCTTCTGGCTCTAGAAGAAGTTCCTCTTCTTTATTTTTGTTTTTATTTTTCATAATTTTATTATAGTAGCTTAATTAAATATTGATGTCAAGATTTATTTTTAATCAAATAAACCTAAGTCTGTTACTTTTTGCCTAAACCTATCGTTATTTTCAAGCATCCATGAGAAGTAATTTGGATCGTGCGACTTTATCCATTGATATGACCTGCCCGAATTTTTCCCGTATGATATTACTTCTTCTTGATTCTCTTTTTGATTTCTATCACTTCTTTTATCCCAAGGTGGATATTTAAGTTTTTCTATACGATCAGAACCGTTTTTCAAGTCATCATTAGATATTCCAATCATATCCAACCATTTCCATCCTTTACGCCAAGAATTATTCTTGTCTTGGTTTGCCGTTTCATTTGTTGGTTCGTCAAAGTTCATATATAAATAACTATTCTATTATTATTTTTTAAACAATTATCTTGAACAAGTCAAATAAAAAATCCCGTAAAAACGGGATTTTTATTAATCAATTTTAATCTTTTTCGGTTTTATTTTTTCTGATTTAGGTAGTTTTATAGTTAGAATACCATCTTCGATTTTACCAGAGACTTTATCAAAGTCAATTCCATCCCATAATGCTAATGTTCTAACTGTTTCGCCGCGCTTTTCATTTTTTGCTGTAACAGTTAAAACATAATCGTCAATTGATGTGTTAATGTCTTTGCTTGAATAACCAGGCAAATCTATTGAAAGCTCATAGTGAGAATCCACTTCTTCAAACTTGAGACGAGATGCATATGATGATCTTAGCTTGTCAAATAGATCATCAATAGAATTGAATAGAGGGCTGTAAGATACATGCCCGACTTGATATTTAGGTTGTTCGTATTTTTTAATAAACATAGCAAAAAGAGTTTAGCTATTTGTAGGCCAGCGATATTTCTGGCGATTATTATTTATGCAAACTATTTATTAACAGGTATTTATATAGAATTGACTAAACAATTGATAAAATATCTGGCGATCCATTTAGTGTCATTGTGTCACTTTATTTATGACAAATGACACCAAACAAACATTACTTTAACTTCCTAATTTTCTCAACTTTATTTGGATACGTAGGAGTTATCACATAATCCACGGTAACATTCATTTCTATTTTTGGAACAGCAATATAGTCGATAATGCCCCACTCTTTAGCTTGAACTGGAGTAATAAATAAATCGGCATTACTATTCTTTTTAATTAACTTTTTATAGAATTCTTTTGATTTATTTGAATTTTCAGCTAGTAAGTCTAGTAATTCATCGTTAAGCTTCTCTATGTATAGAGCTTCGTTGATAATTTCTGATGTTTTGCCTTCCGACGCTGTGCTTGCTTCGTGAATTAGAATCATTGCATTTGGTGAAGCGTATCTGTAGCCTTTCGTGCCAAGAGTTAGTAGTAATGCGCCACAACTAGCTGCCATCGAAGCGGTAAAGGTTAGAACTGGCTTGGGTGAGCACGCGATTAAATCACGGATTCCCATTAAACTAAAAATTGCACCACCGGGAGATGAGATATAGATTGGAATTACGGATTGCGGTTCGTTAAGAAGATAATTAAATCCCTCTGTGAATCGACTTGCAGTTGATTCATCAAACTCTTGAATTGTAACATACTTAGGACGAGAAAATCTTGCTGGTGAATCCTCTGGATATTCGATTATGTTTGAAGGAGCATTAGTTTTGATTATCATAATTGTATATATGATAATACCAACTTTGCTACTTTAAAGTCAAACTTTTTAAGCAAAGTCATTACACCATATTGGATGCCATTATAAAAAAGAAAAAATAATTGACCGAGTCAATTAAATTAAGGGTATATTGTTCAGTTAAACTTATGTCTAAGAAAAAACAAATCAAAGAAGAGGTTGGCGCTCAACCCGAAGCAACTAAAAAAGATAAATCTCAAAAAATACCACAAAGAGATAAGTTAAAAGAAAAGTTGCATATATATCATAGAGAAGATATTACTGAAAAACAGAAAAAATTTCTTGATATAATTTTAGATAAAAAAACAAATGTTGTTTTCCTTAAAGGTCCAGCGGGAACTTCTAAAACATTTTTAGCTGTTTACGCTGCTTTAATTGCACTTAGCGAAAAACAACAATCAGATATACTTTATGTGAGAGCCCCTATCGAAGTCGGCAAAAGCATTGGTCACTTGCCAGGAAGCGAGGCAGAGAAAATAAGTGTTTACCTTGCACCACTTTACGATAAAATAGAGGAACTGTTGCCCAAGAGTGAGGCTGAAATGCTTCTAAAAGAAAACAGGATAGCTGGAACGGTCCCCAACTATCTTCGCGGACAAAACTGGAATGCTCGTTTCATTATCGTGGACGAATCACAGAACTTGGGTGCTGCCGAAATGAAAGTAATCATCAGCCGTTTAGGTAAATATGGAAAATTAATATTTTTAGCTGATGAATCTCAAGCGGATATTAGGGGAGCAGTTGAATTTATTAGATATTTCGATTTATTTAATAGTGAGGAAAGTCAGCAGTATGGAATTCACGCACTTTCTTTTACTCGACAAGACATTGTAAGAAGTCCTATTCTTGGATACATATTAGACAGGATAGAGGGCGTATATACTCCACCTTCGACTTAAAATGGGCTGGTCAAATCCAAAAGCACCTTACAACGCAATACTTTGCCATATAAAAAGCAAAGGCATAAGAGTTTATCATCGAGAAATAAAGTCTGGTGCTTGCGGATTATTCGATTGCCGAAAAATGATAATAACAATAAGTAAAGATTTAAAAAATACTTATGAAGGCTGTGGTGTGTTATGTCATGAGTTAAGTCATTTCTGTGACTATCAAGAAGGAAAATTTCTTAAATTTTTTGAAGAAAGGTTAACCGAAAAAGACCTTGATCTTATAATTAAGGCTGAAATGAGCGCGATAAAAAATGCAGTTAAATTATCAAAAATGTGGGAGATTCAATACAGCCCACCAGAATTAACCAAAAAAGGATTTGACGAATCGGTTGAGTTTTGGAAAAAGTATTATTTTCAATAAACGTAGCGCAATTATTAAAAGGGGTCGATTTGTGGGATTTTTTTATACTAGAACAATCTATTAAAATTAACGCTCCCATATAAGTGTAAAGAGTAATTGATAAAGTAAATTTATGAACGAAGAAGAAAAGAACTCAATTAGCTACCTACTCGATCAAACATGGATAGTGTTTGTCCTGTTGCCAATATTATTTAAGGGCGCAATTGAGAAATTTGCTTCTGCAATTTTCGTATTTTTTGGAAATGATTATAACGCAGATGATATTGTTATTTTGGATGGCAGACCAGGACGTATTGTTAGAGTTGGAATAACTAAAACTACATTTTATCTTTACGAAATAGTTGATGGCAAAGTTGTTGGCGGAACAAAACTTGTTGTTCAAAATGAAAAATTGGCGGATATGCATATAGAAAAGCCATTGGGAAAATTAGATATTTCAAATCCTACTGATAATAAATCTTAAATTTTATTATAAAATAGTGTAATACTCGTTTAGCTTAACTAACCTTATAATTATTTTACAACAATGGCTACTTCAAGAAATAGAGATTATTCCGCTCCTCCAGATGGAATTAGAAATGTATCGGCACTTTATGCATGGGATCAAGCCGCATTAATCACAGGATCAGAAAATCCTCAAACTGGTGCATGGTCTTCGCTACAGATGAATCCAAATGGCTCATTAGAAGTAGGTGCTTCTCAAAGTTCTACAGTTAGTAATTCCTCTCCTTCAGGCTCTTTCGCAGCAAATACTGTGCAAACTGGTATAGCGTTGCAAGCAAATAACGCAAGAAAATTCTGGTTTATTCAGAATACATCCACTTCTACCCAATTATTTGTTAGACTTTCTTCTTCACCAGCATCTAGTGGAAATTTTAATATTGTATTAAATCATAGTGTTAATGCTGGGCATGCTGGCGAAAGGTTTAGCAATGACAATTATCTAGGCGCAGTTTCGGTGAGCGGTGGTCCTTTTATCGCTTGGGAATTAACTTAATTCTTTGCTAGTATGAGTCGCCTTTCTTTTAGCTTCCGTGAGAGCAGAAAGCTCCAGCGCAAACTCACGGCTCTTGAGGCTAATGGTGATATATTGATGAGTGATATTCAAATTTTAAATAATTAAAACTTGACATTTAAGTATTATTTTAGGTATTATTAGTGTAATATGAGTCTTATAAATAAACGCTATTGTTCGCATTGCGGAACTCCAAATCCTCGCGAAAATGAAATTTGTTCAAAATGTGAAAAACCATTAAACTCGGCGCTAAAAGCATCTTCCGAAAAATTAGAACAAGAAGTTATTGTTATTAAGAAAAAACGTCCAACAGTAAAAACAAAAATAGTATACGAGGATGAAGAAGAGTTTGATGGACAAATAGTTAAGCCATCATTTGCAGACGTTTCAATAGAAAGACCTAAAAAATTCACAATTGGCTCCCTTAAAGACGGGGTGTCAATTCCTTTTATTGGCGCAGTAGAATCGCTTCCGTCTGATGTAGAAGTTTCTTCAAAAGCTTATTTTCATCAAGAAAAACTAGATTAATTCTTAATGAAAAAACCTTTATTTGAGGAAATGATTCCAGCTATAGTGGTGGAAATAAATAAACGTAGATCTAGATGGACTCTTTCTTCTTTAGCGTTTGAAGATGTTTCTCAAATGCTCCTAATAAGAGCATTTAATAAATACGATACTTTTGACCCGAAAATAGGGGAGTTTAGTCACTGGATAAATAGGTTAATTAGCAACACGTTAATAAATATTTTGCGTGATAATTTACAAAAATTTACGAGACCATGCGTTCAAGGTTGTCAGTTTAATTTAGGTGATAATCATTGTGGATTTACATCAAGTGGAAAACAATGCGAGGAATGTCCATTATTCAAAAAATGGAAAAGAAAAAAGGAATCGGAATACAATATAAAACAGTGTTTATCTTTAGATACTCACATTCAAGAAATAAATAATATACAAAATGACTTTATAAATGTAGATGATTATAAAAGACTTTTGGATGAAAAGATGCCAGTCTATTTAACCACTCAAGAGTTAAAGATATATAATTTACTTTTTACAGACCATAAATCAATGGAAGATGTTGGGAAAATCCTTAAATTTAAACAGGCAAGTAACTCAAATGTTTCTGGTTATCAAACAATTCATAAAGCTAGAAAAAAAATAGTTGATGTTGCTAAGAAAATCATTGCAGAGGAGGGAAATCTATAATGAGTGAATTAGAAAAGGAAGAAATTATTCTAACAGAGGAACAAAAAAATTTCGTAAATGAAAATTGGGATAAATTAAACTTAAAAGAATTAACCCAAAAGGCTTTTGATAGCCCAAAACTTACGGGCTTAACTAGGGAAGCAAGAGCTATAAAGTCATTTATTGCTCAAATGAATCCTGATGCGAAGATAAAAACTACTAAATATGAAAAGGGTGATAATGTTATTGAGTTAACTAACGAACAAAAATTACTTGCTAGAAATAATTTGGGAGTAATGAGTTGGCTTGAATTAGCAAGGCTTGCCTTTAATAATCCGCGTTTAACAAGACTACATACCGAGTCTAAAGCCATGTATAATTACTGCATGGAAATAGACCCAGATAAAATTCCAGATGATGAGAAATTAAGTGATAGTGATGACTATCAAGCTCCAACCTCAATAGATAGATTGGTAACGCGAGTAAATAAATATCGCTTTAAGTTCAACGGGGATAAGAGCAAGGTATTAGATAAGAATGATTTGAGAGCATTAGACATTAAAAATCTACAAGCTCTTTTGGGTTATATGCATACTGAACGCTTTATTCAGCAAGCTTCTAAATATACAAGAGAATCAGACAGGGCTCTTTATGAATCTTCCTTCGTTAGATATTGTTATGATAAGCCAGATCTTTTGGAAGAAGAAGTAGATAACTATGTCGCACTTTGCTCTGAGATAGTAACAATTACTCAGATAGAAAGAATTATTCAGCTGATGGATAATCAATTAGAAGAAGCATTAAAAGGTGAAGCTTCTGATAAGAAGGCTTTAACAATGACTTTTAATGACTCTATTAACAATCAAAGAGACAAGTTAAATCAGTCTAAAAAAACATATCAAAGTCTCTTGGAGAAACTTGTTGGCGATAGGTCTAAACGATTAAAAGATAAAGTGCAACAAAATGCAACTATAATAAATCTAATTGATGCCGTAAAACAAGAAGAAAAAAGAATCCAGTTGCTTAAATTAGCAGAAAAACAAAAAATGCTTGAGGCTACCGAAGTAGATGAATTATCTAATATGGAATCAGTAATTGCGCTGATAGGTGGCATAACAAAAGAACGGGCTAAATATGGTTAAATGCGCAATAGATAATACTGAACATGAGGATGTAAATTATTTACATGGTCATTTACGTAAATTAAAAATATCGCAAAAGGATTATTGGGAAAAGTATTTTCCAAGATTTGATTTACTTACAGGCGAAAAAATAGAGTACAAGAATTATAAAAATTACATCATATCAGATTTTGTTGATAAGAAAAATCTAAATAAATGGTGCAATCTTTATCCTGAAAAGGGTATTGCATGGGGCAAAAATTATCTCAAATATAGAAAAGAAGAAAAAGGTCTTATCCGTGCGCCGCATCATGTAGAACTAAGAAGCTTGTATTCTCCTAATGTTCGATATTTTGAAAAATACTCAGATTACGCTGAAATTTGTAAAAATATTAAATTTGACGTTAAGTTTGATTACAAAAAAGAGATAACTACAACTCAATTACCCAAAGGTTATAAGATAATAATTGACACTAGAGAGCAATCCGCCTTATCTCTTAAAAACTCTTATGTAGATACATTGAAATTTGGCGATTATGCTTTGGCAGGAGATTTAGACAAAGGAGTAAGAATCGAAAGAAAGTCTTTGAACGATTTAGTTGGTTCATTCGGCAAGGATATAGAAAGGCTTAAAAAGGAAATGGCTAGGGCAAAAGAAGCTAATGCTTATTTAGTTATTTTGATAGAGAAAGATATAAATAAATCATTATCTTTTGATTATCAATACGAGACGAGATTTGCAAAAGTTAGCCCAGACCATGTATTTAAAAACATAAGAGATTGTATAAAGGAATTTGATAACATACAGTTTTTATTTGTCGATGGTCGTAAAGAAGCATCTCGTATCTTAATTAAACTATTTGAAATAGGCGAAGAAGTTAAAACTATTGATTTGCAATATTTTTATGAGATTGGTAAATTATAATTTAAAATAAAAAAATATGGCTTGGATTGAACCTCAATGGGATAAGGGTGGAATAGTAAATATTAATAAAGAATTAGCTTCATTCAAAGGAGATCTTGATGAAGAAAAAGCAAAGCATTGGCTTGGGCAATTCTTAATGTATAATACTCAGTTTACGACTGAGATTCTATTCGGCGTAAAACTTCATCCTCGTCAAGCCGTATTACTTAAAAGCTGGTTTCATTGCAACTACAACTTAGCTGTTTGGGGTCGTGGAGCGGGAAAAAGCACATTAGTTGGATTATGGGCTGTATTAGATTGCATTTTTAATCCCGGAACTCATACTCTTATCGTAAGTCAAAATTTCCGTTCTAGTCGTCGGATACTTGAAAATTTAGAGAAATTATCTAATTCTCCAGAAGGTGTTCTTTTTAAACAATGTCTTGAAGGCGATCTTTCTCGTAGAAATGACATATTCAAATATACTTTTATTAATGGCTCGACAATTACAGCGGTTCCATTATCTGGCGGCGAAGGGTTAAGAGGTTTGCGCTGCTCAAGGTTAATCATTGACGAAGCTTTACTATTAAGTCTTGGTATTATAGAGACCATTCTTAAACCATTCTTGGTAAGTGGTGGCAACATTAAAGAAAAACTTCAATTACGCGAACTGGAAGATAAATTAATTTCGCGTGGATTTATGAGAGAAGAAGATAGAGAGATTTTCGCCTCTACTTCTAAAATGATTTTATTAAGTTCAGCTTCTTATCAATGGGAGGATTTATTTAAGGTTTATAAACAATATCTTAAAAATATAGAAACTTTCGAGGAGAAAGACCTTAAGGTTGCAACATACAGCGTTACTCAAGTTAGTTACAAGGCTGTTCCAAAAGATTTGTTAGATGCGGGTATAATTAAAGACGTAGAAAGTGGAGATATTTCACAAAATGTTGTTGATAGAGAATATGGTGCTATATTCGTATCTGACAGTTCTGGGTACTTTAAAGCATCTAAAATGGCCGAATGTACAGTTCCAGATGGTCAAAGACCTTGTGTTGAGATTGTTGGCGAAAAGGGTGCGGAATATGTTTTAGGTATAGATATTTCATTGTCAAGCGGAGAAGCTTCTGACGATTTCGCAATGTCTGTTCTAAAGATTGTGGATAAGGGTGATAAAAAAATAGGTATGTTAGTTCACTCGTACGCTGTAGCTGGTGGAGCACACAAAGACCACGTTTCCTACTTACATTATATATTAACAAGTTTCAATATTGTATACATTGGTGTTGATGCCAGTCAAGGTGATAACGAATTTACCGCGCAAGCTAATGAAACTAAGTTATTTAAAGATTCTGGCGTAGAACTTAGGGATATTGAAGCTGAATTTAACAAGAACGATCAAAGTGATATATCTAAGCAAGTAGCTAATAGTTATAATTTACAAGCCAGAAGAATCGTTCATAAACAAGGCTTTTCAAGCTCTTGGCAAAGAATGGCGGCTGAGTATTTGCAAGCATGTATAGATTATAAAAATATATTATTCGCAGGAAAAGCTGGTGCTGTTGATGGGTTAGCGGATGAAATGTCTAAATTTAGACCAAACATATTAAATACTCATCCATACTTTAAAGATTCTAATGGAAACTCAGAGAGCGTATATTCTTTTATTGAGCATCAAGATTTCTTAATAGATTTAACTAAAAGAGAATGTGCGCTAATAGAAGTTACTTCTACCCCAAGTGGCGGTCAATCATTCGACCTTCCATCATCAATGAAAAGAAGTACTTCTAAAACTAGAGCGAAAAAAGATAATTTCTCATCTTTGATGTTGGCTAACTGGTGCTTGCGTATTTATTTAGAATCTAAAACATTACCAAAAGAAGATACTTCGCAAACTTTTACTTTTTTCTTTGCTAACTAAAGTGGGAAAGTTAGATATTTTTGACTTTTAAGTGTATTACCTATGAATGAAACGCACTTATAGAAAGAAAAATTCTGACTATTGGAACAATTTGGCTAAAAAACAAAGTCCTAGTTCATCTAATGAATTTCCAGTTGCTTTGGCATCTTTTGATGACCAACCACACTATTCTTCTATAGCGGCTTGCGGTACAGATGGCTCTGGTTCAAGAAGCTCATTTTCCGCTTCTATTTCTCCATTAGATCGTTATAAGAATATTAACGCTGGTATTCTTCCTTGGGAAAATAGGAATGGTTTAATTGGTATGCGTGGCATTATTGAAACATGCCAACGCGCTTACGCTAACGTATCAATAGTTAGAAATGCTATAGAAGCAAGCGTCGAGTTTTCTTGTAGCCAACTACACATAAAAACATCTAATAAGACTGTCAAGGACTTCTTTACTGAATGGTTTAATAAAGTTGGAATTTATTTTTTCACGCAACAATTCATGCGTGAGTATTATCGCTCTGGAAATATATTTATTTATAAATTCGATGGTAAAATGTCTAAAGACCAATATGGGAAGATGACGACTATTTTTGGTGCAAAAGAAAATAACTTACCAATAAAATATATCATATTAAATCCATCTCAAGTATATTTAAATGGTGGTTTAGGATACGACCAAAATTGGGTTAAGATTCTTTCTACCTTTGAGGTAGAGAGACTAAAACAAGCTAAAACAAACGAAGACAAACAAGTTTTCAATAGTCTTCCTCTTGATGTTAAAAAAGCAATAAAATCAGGAGGAACTTATAATGAAATCCTTATTCCATTAGATCCAAATAAGTTAAGTTACGTTTTTTATAAAAAACAAGACTACGAACCAATGGCAATTCCGATGATTTTCCCAGTATTAAACGATATTGAGTGGAAGCTAGAATTGAAAAAGATGGATATGAGCCTTTCTAGGACTATCGAACAAGTAATCTTGATGATTACTACTGGAGAAAAGAAAGATCAATATGGTGGTGGAATAAATCCACAGAACTTATCTAATCTACAGAGTATGTTCAAAAATCAGACGTTAGGGCGCGTTCTTGTTGCTGATTACACAACCAAAGGTGAATGGCTTATTCCTGATATTGGTTCTATCCTTGGGCCAGAAAAATATACTCAAGTAGAAAAAGATATTAGAGAGGGATTACAATCAATTTTGACTGGCGATGGAGAAAAATTTGCGAATGCTCAAATAAAAACAAAGGTTTTTATCGAGAGAATGAAAGAAGCACAAAAAATATTTTTAACTCAGTTTCTGCTTCCAGAAATTCAACGTATTTGTCAGGCGATGAATTTCAAAAATGTTCCAGAAATAGAATTTGAGGAAATACGCCTAGATGATCCTAATGTAGCGGCAAGAACTTATTTAAGATTAGCTGAGTTAGGAATATTAAGCCCAGAAGAGTTATTTACTGCGATGGAGAGCGGCATTTTACCAGATATAGAAAGCAATCTGATAAGACAGGAAATTTACAGGAAACAAAGGGACGACGGTTTGTATTTACCAATGCTTGGGGGTTCTAACCCACAAAATGGTGGCGATGGCAGACCCGCTGGAATCAATACAAAACAATCTTCAAAAAAGATTTCTCCTATCGGAACCAAAGCCAATGAAGAGAAATACTCAATGACAAAAGTTGCATCGTTATCTTTAATGGCGGATAAACTAAAGAATGATGTTATTAAAGAGCTAAAGAAAGAGTTTAAGGTTAAGGGTAATCTTAATGAAGCTCAAATCAGCGTTGCCGATACATTAACTAAGCAAATCATGGTTCACGAAGATTATGAAAAATGGAGCAATGCAAATATAAAAGATTATATAAATAATTCTCGACCAGTAAACCAAGCTATTGCAAAAGTTGTTGATGAAATTGCTGTTAAGTATGAGCTAACGGAGTTTGATGCAATTATCCTTTCTAAAAGCTCTTTATAATTAGTGTAATAATTTTATATGCCATTCGATCCTTCCGCACAAAACCAAAAAATAATTGACGGAGTTGTTATTCTGTCCGAATTCGACGCTGATGTTTTAGGGAATCCCCCTGCCGATAAAACATTTTTATATGCAGAAGACAATGGACTTGGTTCCACTGTTCTTAAGACAAAAGATTCTTCCGGAACAGAAAAAACAATTTTAACGGAAGGCGCTGGTCCATTAGCACTTGGCTCGATATCTGGTGCAGTAACGCTTAATCGTAACAGCGGACAATATCAAAATGCTACAGCAACAGCTAACGTAACAATCAATGTCAGCGGTGGCACAGACTGGAGCGCACTTGATTTCTGGCTCATTGCTTCAGGTGTGAGCCGCACGCTGGACTTAAATACTGGAATTCAGAAGCCTTCTGACTCGGCCATTTCGTTTCCGGTTACGATTACTGGGGGCCAAGGATGTCGCGTAAAATTTGAGAAACACGGTTCAACTTTTATGCTGGTATCGCTTGTTAAATCTTATACCCTCTAAGCCATGCCTACACTCTACTACAAACCTGTCGCTGGAAATGCTTGGGGAACCCCAGGAAATTGGTTCACTAATCTTGCGGCAACAATTTCTGCCGGAACAATCCTTGCTGCCACGGCTCCTTGGCTTGCCGATAATGTATTCAAAACTTACGACCTTGCTTTTGCTACTGGTGTTACGGTTTCTCCAATGATTGGAGATGATGCTAGTTCTGGAATTATCGGCCAAGGATTTACAATTACAGGTGTTTGCAATATGGCATTGCAGTTTGGGTTTGATCCGGGTGAAGGTAATGGAACCTGTAGTGTTTATGGTGGCACTTGGTCTGGCGCAATTTCTCTTTATACTAGCACGCTATATGGTGGGATTTACAGCAACACAGTTACAGGTATTTTTAATTCGACTATAAGTGGTGGTGTTTTTAATGGAGCTGTAGCTTGTGACGTTTCTGCTGGCACATTCAACAACACGG